CTTATTATCAGTCTTTTACAAAACTGACAATTTTATCATAATAACCCTTGTAATAAGTATGATTTGGGGCTGTATGATGAATGTTTTCATTTGCCCTATTGCCTGGCCATAGAAAAATAAATCTTAAATTTGAAATGAATCAGTTAAAAAAAAAGAGTTTATGAAAACCCGCATTACACTCATTGGAGGATTACTATTCATCTGTACAATACTGAAGGGTCAAGATACATTTTTCAGCCCCGATACTGCCTTTGAGAGGCAAAGCGCAATATTTGAATTTTCGAGTATAATACTCGTGGATTCGTCATTTACGAAAGACCTATTATACCAAAAGGTCAGACAATGGTTTGCTGAAGCGTATAATTCATCAAAAAATGTCATTGACAATGCAGATAAAGATGAGGGTGTAATTTATGGTAAGGGTGTTTTTAGCATGAAAGACAAAATCCTGGGATTTGTTGAATACAATATTTCTGTAAAGTGTAAGAAAGGGAAGGTGAAGTACTTGTTTACAAATTTCATTCAAAGAGACGCATTACAGGTCAACACTTTCGGATATTCTACACCGCAATCTGCGACATACAATATGGGGCCTTTGTCACAAACAGAATGTCCCGTCCCCTGGTCAACATCAGGAATGAGTAACAGTAGGAGGGATAAAGTTTGGATGAAAATAAAGTTTCAAACAAAGGAATACACATACAATCTTATCCAGAATCTGAAAGCCTATTTGAAAAAATCAACCACAAGAGAGAATGATAGCTGGTGAATTCGATCCGATACTACATTGACGCAAGGCCTTTAGTTTTGGTTGTACATTTTCCTTTTCCATTTGATTAATTTTAAAGTTAATGGATCGACCAGTGTGTAATTTGTGTCGTGTGAGGCAGGTCGAACCACCAGCGCATGACTATCATATCTGAATAGTCAGGCGAGCGGTGTATGTTTTCCTTCACCTTGTCTTTCGGCATGATTGATATTTTTAAATCACTGTCAACGGTATCCGATCGAATCTGCTCAACTTCTTCAATAATATTTGTTTTAACTGACTCATTAGGATATCGGATGAACACGGATGAATTGTTTGCAGCGTCGGCAAACATGAAAGATACCTGACTTTTGATATTCTTGTAATTACAGGGCTTCCCTTTTATCTGAAAAGCCTTTGTATTGGCAATAAACCCCTTGCATTTAAGGATATCCTTTACCCCGCCTCCAATACCATCTTCATCAACCAGAACCCTGCTCATTGGAATTCTGTATTTATTGGCAAGGTCACGGATTGCTTTTGCTCCTTCGGGTATGCTGTTTTTGTCCAGCGTGATTATTTCTTCCAGCCGGTAACCGTTCCAGCGCCCGATCGTAGTCCGGTCTTTCCCGTAACGGGCAATATCAGCCGTGATATACTGTTCCCCGTTAGTCGCATGGGCGTTTGTGAATAGATCATTGATATGATCGTATGAAATAAGCTGATCTTTCGTGTCATCATATTCCCAATTCCCATATTTAAGGCGTTCCCTGGTAACTTTATCAGTAATTCCATCGAGATTTTGCCTGTACCCATCATCAAGAAATGGGTTATCTCCAGCCAAAGCCGGAATAAATGAATATTCTGCCGGTAACGAACCGACTACGTAGGGATGATAAAAGATTGTATAAAGCCAGTTCTTTTTTGGATTTGCAGTAATAAGAATTTTCGAAGGTTCGAGACCGTATTTTGAATTATTATATCTGCCTATCCTGGTTTTTAAAACATCAAAGGCCCCGAAATTAACCTCCCCGCCTTCGTCAATTGCCCCGCCGGTGTACTCTGTGGAGCCATAACGTTCGTACAATGGATCTGAAGGAAGGTATTTTAAGTCAAGCAAATCAATCTGAGACCCGTTTGCAAACTTAATAAAGTGATCCTGGCCGTTGTAATTGAACTCCGAACGTGGGATTTTGTACCAGGCAATCATTTTAAAGAAGGTCACAAGGGTCGATTCCCTTAGTCTCTTTAATTCTTCCCGGCCTATGAACCACCGGGTACCGGGATATACAATACACATGCCTATTAGCCAGCAAACAATCACACAGGACTTTCCTCCGCCGGCAGCACCGCCAAAAAGCACAAACCTTGTCTTTTTGTCAGTAAGCTTTTCGATAGCCTCACCCTGCTTCTCGCTGAAATCAAAACTGATTTTCATTTCCGGGTGATTTTGAATTCCACGGAATCTATCCTGAGCTCGCCTGTGACTTTTACGGGAGCATCATAACCCATAATCTTACTTATTGCCTCCAGGCCAGATTGTTTATTATAGAGTTTAACTCTTACCATTTCAACATCAATCATTTCAGGGTCATTCTTTGTACTATTATTCTTTTTAACAATCCTGGTTTCGACTTCCTGGATACAGCTTTTTACATCCGCGGGGAGGGATTCAAACTTATTCTTCTCAACCCATGTCTTATGGATCTTAGATGTATCACTGAAGGCAATTTTCATAAGTTCACGTAAAACCCTCATTTTTGAAAGTCCAATTGATTCCTCTATTGTTGCTTGGATCTTTTTCACGTGATCCAAAATGTTGACTTTTGTCAACAAGCGGGATGCAATTTCCCTTGCTGATTTTTCACTATACCCAGCAGCCTTTGCAGCCCTCGTTGCATTCCAGTCTGTACAGTATTCGAGGCAGAATGCTTTTTCTTTTTCCGTAAGAATGCCAGATGGATTAGAGGGCTTAGGTTTCTCGCAAATTTTTTGCTTGCTCTTACCTTGCGGGGTTTTTCCTGATTTGCTTTGTAACTGTTCTAATTTTTTCATTGAATTACATTTTAATAGCATATTTGGTTTCGGTCCTTACTTCAATATCTACCACTGCTGTTTTACCTCTGTTTTCTTAACCTGTTTTTGGGTTTCCGTAATATCTGATTCAACAACAATAATCCTCTGAGTATTCAGGGCGGTTGCAATCATTTCAGCCATAGAAGCAGAACCCTGGCCGCTTAATCCTATCGAAGTCTGACGACTTGGTGTTGCAACTGGCATGTAGCCGCCGGATTCAAATGCTCTGAAAGAACCAATTCCTGATCTGCTTCGTATTGGAGTCCCTGAAGGCGACATTCCGGGCAATGGCACGCCATAACCATTCCTTGAATTCAGGGCTGATGTTATTTCATAGGCTGTCCCCGTTGCTATTAATCTTGTGGGATCTGCCAAAGTCCGCTTATTGGTTACTGCCTCATCGCCTTCGAGTTCCAAGATGTTACCGCCCATTGCATATTTAATGCCGCCCTGAGCGTGTGACGGGCCACTTAGTAAACCACCTTTCGCCCCTTCATATTTTTGGTTTGAAATAGTTATTATTTCCGCAGCAACCGCTATCGCCGTAAGTGCTGCCAGTATAATCCCTGCAATACCTCCCGGGTTAGCAAGCATTTGAATAACCGCTACTGCACCGGCAATACTGGCCGTAATTATTTGCAATTTTTTGTTTTTTTCAAATGCTTCTTTATTTAGTTCATCTTTTTTCTTTGCAGCCTTTTCGTCAAGTTTCTCTTTTGCGGCATTGTATTGAGCTTCAGTGATTAATCCGTGTTTGCGCTTTTCGTCCAGGGCCTTTAACTCACTTTTAAATTGAGCGTCCACCTTGGCCGTTTCTGATTTCAATTCGGCTTTTATCTTATTCGCTTGTGCGTCGAGAAATAGTTTTTGAATTTTATTTGCTAATTGCTCGACCGCGTTCAATACCTTACCTGCCTGTTCGTCAGTAATATTGAACATTTCGGCCACGAATGACACTATTTTGTCTTTCGGCTTTGCCTTAATATCGTCACCCTGCCCTGTCAGTTTTTTAACGTCACCGTATAGCTTGGCGATCTGTTTCAGCTGCTTGTCGTATTCCTCCTTTGTGATCGTTCCCAATGCTTTACGGGCTTCGATTTCAGCATACAGCAGGTCGTATTTTTTCTGCGCAACGTCCAGGTTTATCTTGATTTCATCTGCTGCCTGCTTCTTGGATTCTTCAACTGTCAGCGTGCCTTTCTGTTTATAATACTCACGCAGTACTTCCAGCTTAATCTGTCCCTCTTGCTCGGTCTTGGCAACGTCCTGACTGTATTTTGTGGTAATCGCAGTATCTTCTGTCGATTTGTTGTACTTCTTTTCAATGGCAGCCATCGCCCCCTGGTGCGCTTCCTGCGCCCCCTCAATCCGTTTATTCGCCCCGGCTGCAATCTGCACTTTCTGATCTTCCAGCTGTTTCAGCTGCTCGCCTTTGGCCTTAGTGTCCTTGATCGTTTCATTTATGGCTTGAATCCGGTCACGACGTTCCTTATTGATAGCGATTACTTCATCTTCGTATTTATCCTGTGCCTGTTTTTCCTCCTTTACCCTGCCATCAGCCATCGCCATAATTTGATCGTCGATCAGTTTTCGGCCGAGATCAAGGATGTAATCATTGTTAGACTTTATGACATCAGTCCTCTTTTTCAGGTTATCTTCAAATTCCTTACGGGCTTTTTCTGCTGCCTCGGCTGCTTTTTTCGCTGCATCAGGATCCGAGAAGTCCCCCTTGCTGTTTAGTTCTTCCTGCTGCTTCTTCAGGTTCTTGTTAATTTCCAGCTGCTCATCATAGTTCTTTGCATACTGTGCCCTCATGTTCGGGTCCGTAGCTGCTTTCCATAATTTATAAAATGATGCTGCCCGGTCCTCATTGACTTTGACAATGGCATCCTGCCCTGATTTATTGGCTGCTGTCAAAGCATCGGCCTGCTGTTTGGCAAAATCCTGCATAAAACTGCCTGATTTCGGAGCTTTAGCACCTGTTACCCAGCCCCAAAAATCAGCCCACTTTTCGGTTGCCTTAACAACGATAGGCATCCAGAACTCTGCCATGTTTTTATGAAACAGAGACATTTTCTTTTCTGCGATTGCAAGCTGCCCCCCGGCTGTTTCCAGCCCCTCATGCCCGTATCTTGCGAATTTATTGTACAGTATATCGACGGCAACCCCTGATGCAAGTTCCTCTTTTGTCAGGTTTTTCAGACTGCCCTCAATTTTCCCCATTCTGCCGATCTGTCCCTCATAGGTAGCAGACATTTGGGCGGTAGCAGTATGAAGGTCGACACCGGTTGCACGACTTAAGCCCATAGCTGCTTCGATAAGTTTTCTTGTCTGGGCCTCGGTCCTTCCAAGTGAAAGAGCGTAGTTTTCCGCGTCGATAATATCCCCTTTTTTGAACAGGGAGGTATTTGCCAGCTTCCCGGCGTATCCAGCCATTTCCTCTGCTGCCCGGGCATTCCCGTTCAGAGCAAAGGCGAGCATGGACATTCGTTCCTCGGACTTGATAGAGAGCTTTATCCCGTCAGACATGGCAGAGTATAGCATCCCAAAGGCAGCGGTAGCGGCAAGTATTGCCCCGCCTGCAAACATCATCCCCTTACTGATCCCCCCGGTTGCTCCGGTTGCTGCGGCGGTTTGGCTTGTTATCCCTGCAAGGGCACCAGACATCGTTCCCAAAATAGGGATATTGCTTGCCAGGGAGCTACCCATCATTCCCATAAGGCCGGGATAATTTCCTACATTCCTCTGGTGGTTACCGATTGACGCATCCAGCTTTTTAATCTGTGCGTCCTGTGCCTGTATTGAAGTAAGCAGTTTACCGCCTATTTCTGCATTTTCCCGTTCTGCCTGGGACATTGCCCGATATCGTTCCCGAGCATTGCCAAGTTCCTGATTCAGTCGGACCATTGAGCCCTCTGCACCGGCAAATGCTGTCGCTGTTGCTGCTGTTGCGCTTTTTAGTTCTGACGTTTCCTTACGACAGGCATCCATTTTCAAAGTCAACGTTCCGAGTGACTGATTATACGAATCCGTTGTAATCTTTTTATCCTTTAACGCCTGGTTCAGGTCTTTTTCTTCCTTCTTCAGGTCTGCCATGACGGTTTTCAGCCGCCCAAGTTCCTTGACCTGTTCGGTCACACCCTGAATCTCTATTTTAAAAAGCAGGTTATCCATGTTACACCGTGTATTTTACTGTTAATTATTAAATACTGTATTCCTTTGAACAATATAATCAGGTAGGATAGCCGATGTAATCCCCCAATATAGATTCATCGGCAGTCCCATGAATGACTGTTTCTTGCTGGGATCATCCGTTAATAATATTTCAGGCAGTAAAATTGCAGCTGCTAAATAATCATAAGCGTAATGATGGGCGGAGAATTGTTCAATAAGGCGTTGTGAAATATTCTCAGGAGCACGATAAACTGCCCCACCAAATTCAAATGATTGGATGGCTGCGCAATGTTCATGAGGCGGGAATAATTGCCAGCAAATCCCTATGTAAAAATTCTCAAAATGTTTGGTGAAAATACCCTCAGCCTTTTCGCAATGAAGGCCGTCGAGTAATTGTATTGGAATATCCGAAAGGGCAGATATTACGCGTGCGCAGAAACCTGGATGTAAAATGTATTTTTCTTCATCTGTGATTTCAGAAAGCAACCTTTCGAGGAACTGACATCTTTCCTCTACCTTGGTTAATGGTTTAAATCGCATCTCGTAATACTGTCGAAGCTTTTCGGGAATTGTTAGCCTGGCTATTTGTGCTGCTGCCAGTACTGTAACGTCCGCCCAGGTATCGGCTATTTTATAATGTTTACTGTTCAGTTTTACTCTGGTCATCTCGTTGATTTTACATTACACTACTTTCATCCCGGTTATTTGGTCAATGTCCAATGAGCCTAATACTTCAGATTTTTCGGTTAAGCCCAGGTCTCTGGCAATTATGTTAGCGTTAAAAAATCCGGTTGCTGCATATTCAAACTTTTGCTGGTAGATCGTTTCCCTTATCCGTGTAATGATTATGGAAAAGTCTTTAGATTTCTTGTCCTTTTTGCCCTGCAATGCAGATTCAAAGTGATTAAAATACATGACGTTACAATTCAAGTATCTAACCAATCCCCGAACATTAAACGGCCTCGGATGATTCAGGTGAACTTCATAAGCATCTTTACCCCTGAAATCTTGTTTCACTAATGGGTTTTCTTCGCACCATTGAAAATATTCACAGGCGGCTTGCCATAATGATTTAGGGGTTTTGAAAATTTTATCCCGCCCATGCTTTGAGCGTAACTTCCGGAATTCATTTCCTTTCGGCGCTGACATGCTCTTTAATTTAAATGTTATTAAACCGTGTATTTGACCGTTAATTTATTGATATAGGTTTGGGGTGCACCTGTGAAATAGGTTCTGAATGATGTATTTACGGATGTCGGAGCGATATTCTTAACGTCGTAATATGATTCACGTAAACAGAATCTTGTTACGCCTGTCTTGTTGATCGCTGCCAGCCCTGCAGCATTCAGCCGAATCCTGCGAAATCCGAGATTTCCAGCGTTGGTTGAGCCGAACGGGGTTGTACCGAAATGACTGTAATCGTTAATCGTCAGTATGTCGGCCTGCGTTCCCTGGAACAAGGTGACTTCCTGATTATATGAACCTCCCAGCTTATAAATATCCAGGTATGCTTCAAGTATCGTGCAGGTATCAGGCAAGGCAGCTGTTTGGAAATACAGGAATGCCCGTTCGATCGAATACGGTGCGCCCGTTCCCTGACTTGACCCGATGCCGTACTGCGTGTTCTGATACACGGCATTTCCGTATGCCTGGTATTCGCATTGCGACCAATTATACGATGCCAGCCTGATGCAGCCATTGGCATAATACTGCCCGATCGGATTATTGTTGTTGATAAATTCCATGAAATTACCGGCAACGATCTGACTGTTGAACGTATTATCAACATCAGTGATCAGGATAACCTTTGTCGTCTTATTCCCACCGGGGGCGTATTCCTGCACGCTGTCAAGACGGCAGTTCGTCACTTCGCCCCGGTGACGGAAATATACCAGGCTTCGGAAATCCCGTACGTTTACACCGCTGGGGTCAACGGTCATTAATGCCTGAACGTCGGCAGCGGTCAACTTGAAATAGGCTGTGAT